TACGGCTTATGAGGCCGTTGCTCTTACCACTGAACTAAGCTTCCTGAGATACCAGAAATAAGCCCGCCATAGATTTATTTCTGGCACTGTTGCAGTTCTTGACCGCCAGCCGCAACAAAGGTTTTCTGAAACGCTTTTGGATTCCAGAAAAGATTGTTATAAAATGAACTTGCGGCGTTAGCAAAACCGCAAACTGGGCTAACTGGATTCGAACCAGTAAATGCAGCAATCAAAGTGCTGTGCCTTAACCGTTTGGCGATAGCCCATCAACCCCGGCGCACCATTAAAACCGGGGAAGTCGTGATATTAAGCTAAACAAGTATATAAAATAAGAGTTTCCGCTACTCTGGATGCCTCGACTTATCACTTTCATAGGCTTTCCCGAACCTACATGGATTAAGTCGAAGCTGTGCTTTTATGAATTTAACCCTTTCGATTAATTCAATCGGGATAATTCCAATTGGAATCGGTAAATACATGGGGTTCTCCTCTTATTCTGCAAAAATCCAATCCTCTGCTAACATATCTGCTTGAGATGCAAGCCATCCCATCTGTACGCCAGATGTTCCGACAAAAGCAATGGCTTTGTTTCCGATTGCATCATGTTCACAATTTACAATTTCATTATCAGCAGTCTTATATGAAATTCCAGTGGCAATCTGAATGTACTGTTTCTTTCCATTCCAGCCTTTACGAGACACTTTAAGTCCTCTTTTCAGATAACGGATAGCGTCACCAAATCCAAATGTTGACTGACCACCAAGAACACCACAGTTATTCTCATCAGCAATCATCCAGTCATCTCGCTGTGTGTGCATGAAAGTATATTCTACTCTCTGTGTTTCACGGATATCGAGAACTGCTCCCTGGCCTTGATCGGAATCTTTTGGTCTGTAATGAATCATAATCGTCTGTTTTTCATCGTCCCAACACCAGTAACCATTCCATCCTGGAAGTTTCACTTTTGCTCCCTGTTTCATAAGTTTTAATGCTTCTGAAAATTTCATTTCTATATCCTCCTTTACCTCGTGCAAATTAAGAAAATATTCAGTGCGAAACATATTTCTAAACAAATGCAGAATAAAATCTGTATTACGCTTGTCTTTCCTTCTTCGTCCAGTATAGCCAAAGTACCGGCAAGAACCAGAACGAAAAATGCAAGATTTACAGCTGCTCCAATTACATTAAGTGCATTCATTTTCTTTTTCCTCCCCAATTAAGAAATCCAGAATTTTTTCTGCAATTTCTTCCTCTGGCTCAAATGGCATTCCGCAGTAATTGTAGGATTCTAAAGCCGATTTTAGGCTTGATTTGAAGCCATTGTAAATTTCTCCATGTTGTAACAGTTCGTGCCTTAAAACTAAAATTGCATCAGTAATTGATTGAGAAGTGACACTAATTTGTGCCAAGCACTCCATTTCAATGTCTGGAACAGCCATCATTTCAAAATCAAATACTGGAATTTCATCTACTGCGGTATGAAAATTTATTGATCTTACTCTCGGAACTTCATTTCCATCAATGAAATATTTTGTGCCGAGCCAATCATAGGGGGTGGGGTTTGTGATTTTCACTATCGGCATCTTCGCATCCCCTCCTTCGAAATTTACAATACAAAAGAATGTGTTTTGCGATTTCTTCAAGCTCATATATGCTGTATCTTGGAACTACACGTGGCTCACGTTTCAATAATGGGGATAATGGTGAAAATGGCTTTGGCGGCTCATATGTTATAGTCGCGTTAATAATCATGGGAGCTACATCTGTAGGAGATTGCAAAAGATTTTTGCCTTCTGAACCAATCACCTGTTCCCATTTTCCATTCACCATTAAAAAGAACTTCCCGTCTTGCGCCTTAACTGTCCCATCTGGGAAATTTTCTTCGTTGTTGCGAGTATTGTAATCTTTCATCCCTCTTCTACCTCCCCGAAATATTTCTTGTAAAGCTTATGGTTGTAATACCACAGATGTTGCATCGCAAAAATTTTATCAATACATTCCAAACCATAATACATTACTCTGTACTCGGCGGTTCTGTCTCCGTTTTCATCAACACTATAACCAGCTAATTCAGATTTTGATTTTGCGCCAAACCATCTACCGTTCTTTGTAACAAACAAAGAAAGATTCCCATATTCACAAACATATGTGGCAGTTTGAGTATCATACAATCTTCCATCAGCTAATATTGCTTTTGCGTGAATTGGCTTCACCAGTTTCCGAATTTCCGGGGATTCCTGTCCAACATTTTCATATGCTTGGTTTGTTTCCGAAACACCTTTTTTATTTTTTGAGAAAAATTTAAGCACGTCTTTTCCTCCCGAAATATTCATCAACTGCCTGTCTCACAATATCCGATACGCTCCTGTCTGTCCGGTTCTTCTCTTCCAGGAGCCTTTTTTTCTGTTTTTCGGAAAATCGGATGCGGATGGATTCGGATTGCGGGTTTGGTTTCATAAGCATTTACCTCAACTTACAATTTCAATTGGATATCCTAAGTATGCTTCCAGCTCCGAAACAGTCAGTTTGCGTGGTTTCTTTATTTCAACATCAACACGCTGTATGATATTGTCTGTTGTCTTTGCGATTGCCTTTCCGGTATAACTTTCAAGCTCTTCGTTTGCATATACATTCAAATGTTCATATCCATATGCCCGGCACCATCTTGCAGCTGAATCAACAATTTTTCTTAGCTCTTCTTGCTCATCACCAAACAACTCCGAATATCTAACCGCCTTGTTGGGGTCGTTCAAACTTACTCCGCAAGAAGCCACAACATGTTTATATGGACTTCCAATAAAATGAAAATATCTATTCGATTCCATTGCTTTTTGGCCTTTTGGCAAGTTGAACCCTTGAGCTATTGCTTTTTTAAGCAGCTGTTCTGATTCAACGTTATTTTCTGTAACAATACACTTGTTTGTAAAATCAATCATCTTTATCCCCCTCTAAAAGTTTATATAGCGTGCTTCTTGAAACTCCTATAGTCTCAGCAAATTGTGCTTTTGTTATTTCTCCCATTTGCCAACTTCGTTTGGTTTCTTCAAAAAGGTCTTTGTTTATCTCTTTTTTGGAACGACCTTTATATTTGCCCTGGGATTTTGCAATTGCAATACCTTCTTTTTGACGCTGCCGAATATTTTCTCTTTCTCTTTGTGCTACATATGAGAGAAGCTGCAAAACTATGTCTGCAATCAGTGTTCCTGTCAAATCTTTGTTTTGCGTAGTATTAAGCAACGGCATATCCTGTACAATGATATCCGCTTCAATCTCTTTTGTAATTTTTCGCCATTCAGCAATAATCTCTTCGTAGTTTCTTCCAAGTCTATCAATCGAATGGATTATCAGAATGTCACCTTTATGAAGAGAAGCAATCATTTTCTGATACTCTGGACGATTAAAGTCTTTCCCAGATTTTTTATCCATATAAATTTTTTCAACACCATCTGTTTTCATTGCTTCAATTTGTCTCGCTTCGTTCTGATCTGCTGTTGAAACTCTTACATATCCTACTTTCATATATACACGCTCCTGTTTCTTTATAAAACAATTATACACTATAATGTGTGTGTTTTCAATAGCAAATTACACGTTTAAGTGAATTTTAATTGATTTTTATAACATTTGCGTTTATTATGTAAGTAGGAGGTGTTTATATGGTATCTCAAAAAATTAAACAAATAATGAAAATGAAAAAAATTACAAATATTCAAGTTGCTGAACATCTAGGAACTTCACCACAAGCACTAGCTAACAAGTTTTCCAGAGAAACGCTTTCTGCATATGATCTTATAGCCATCCTTGACTTTCTTGGTTGTCAAATTTCTGTTGAAGCATTTCCAGATATCATAGTAAAATTTAATAGCAATGATCTGAAAAGAGAGCCTTAATGGTTCTCTTTTTTTACTTTCTAATCAATCCTTGTCCTTGCAGTAAAAGTCTAAATGTTTCTTTACCTTTCACAGTGATATATGTCTGAACATTCGAATATCCAAACGGTGTTGAGAAATCTTTCATCTGGAAAAGCCCAGCTTTCCTATACGGTTCATAGGGTTTAATAATATTGTGCCTATCACGGTAGATATAACCGTTTTCCGTAAGCCACTTATTAAACGCTTTAGGTGGAATGTGAAATTCCTTTGCTGCATCTCGAAAAGTTGTAAGGAGCCTATTATCTATCAGACTGTCGAAATAATCAGCTTTAGGCTTCTGTTCCTGTACTTTCTGTTCAAGTAACTGCTTTTCCTGTTGTTCTTCAATCCATCTTTTAGCTCGTTCTATCGGATCAGCTATCTGGTAAGAATCTTGTTTCTGACCGACTTCATACTTCCCAGTCTTACGAATGGACGGAAGTACTTCTGATGTGACCCAATGTTTAAATTCTTTGGCTTTTTCAAGCTTACTACTAAAAATTAACGAGAAAAGACCGGATTCATTAATAGCTATGATATTCCTTGTCTGTGTCCCGTCATAAAATGGTACTTCTGCCTTATCTTCCAACTCTACATGCCTTTGTATATCTCGACTACCATTTTGGTACCCGAGGGCTGTTGCAACATCAATTCCAACAAACCACGGAACACCATTTATCGTTACTGTTCTTACGCTTCCAAATTCTGGATTGCTAAAAATCATCATATCGTTCATCCGTTATACCTGCCTTTCTGAGTATTGCCTTGTTTTTAGTATGGCAGAGAAACAGTTAAGGCTTACTGCTTGTCGTGTTCGAATCACTATCCCTGCCATGTTAAGGAGAGCTTTTTTGTTTTTTCGGGCGGTTTCGGTGGTAACTACCGCTGACCGGAGGTTTATATATACCCCCTCCCGGTCATCCAGTACGGACGCTGGCAAGTCAGCCCACCGCCCAATGGGAACCGCTGCCCTTGCCCGGTCGCTGTTTATCGTAAGTCTTCGGCGGTGGTCAAGGAAATGCTATGCAAAATCTATTGTCATATTGCACAAAAAACAGTGTTTTATAGAATGTCTTTTTAGGGTGTACCCTATTTGCACATTGCGTATTACTAGATATAGAATCCGTTTTCTCGTAATCACAACATATAGTGTTTTTACTGTTATAGTTCCGGCTTTTCCATCTCTGGAAGTTGTAAAGCGGCTTTGTGCTTCTCTGCGATCTGCTGCGCAGTCTGCTGTGGTACACCATACTGTTGTGTAGCTTGCACCGGTGCAGTTTCTGCCATGCCATAGGCGGCTTTTGCAACAAATATCAAATTCGCATTTGTTCCGGTCTGATTATGTAATCTATTGATTGCGCAGTTTTTACAAATATCAAACCATTTTTTAGCCGTGTCACCATGTGACGAGTTTGTTCTATA